TCCTGCATGAGCTGCATGGAACTGCACATGCTCGCGCTCTTGGCGAAGATGTTCAGGTACTTGAGTGAGAACAGACCAGACAGTTTTTCATCGATCGTCTCCACGGTCTCGATTTCCGTATCCTGGGACGCGAAGTCGCCCTCGCACTGAAATCGAATGCGATTCTTCTCGCGGGTGATGACGATCTCTCCACTCGAGACGTGGTTCATGTCGCGCAGAAGGCGTTGGAAGTCCACGCTCGGGAGCGTGGTGATGATGTTCATCGCGATTTCGGGGAGCGTGATCCGCGACTCGTTGATGTCCAACAATTTCAGCGCGAACTCGGTCTTGCTCTTCTTGTCCTGGGATTCGATGGTGATGTTCAGAAACTCCTTGCTCGTGATCGCGAGCTTGAGCACGTCGTTGCTCGATATGGTTTTCAACAGTTTGAAGCAGTTCGCGATGTTCACGCCCGCGATGATTTCCTCTTCGTCGCAGACGTATTCTTCGAAATTCGAGGCGTGGAGTTGAAGGTCGATGAGCGACGTCCTCGCCGTGTCCAAACACGTGATGAACACCCCCGACGGACGGAACATGATGTTCACATCGTTCAGGATGTCCTTGAGCGTCTCGAACGTCGATTTGAAAGCACTCGCTTGAACGGTGGTCAAGCGCACGGGCATGATTCTTCTACTTCGTGTGCGATCGTACTCTTTATTTATGTCTGATATTGAATCGCCTGTACTTGTTTTTTAATTTTTGCTTCAATCTCGGGTGTCATGGGTGCCGCCAGCGACGTGCCGTAATCGTCCAGACTGAACAAATCACCGTCGTCTTCGCCGTCGATGCTCACGCCGCACGAACCACGGAGCGAACAGTTCGTGATTTCGTCGGGTGGCAGCAGACTTCGAAGCCACGCCTTGATTTCCTGACCGACGAGGAATTTTTGGTTCTTCGTCAGAAGCGTCGGTACTCGAGTGATTTGATTTCGGTAATGCGAGGGTATGGGTTGGGCGTGAATGTTGTGATAGCTCACGAGCGACTTCAGCGCGGGGTGCTTTTGAATGAACTCGATGATATCGTTGCAGTGATCACACTTCGGACTGTAGAGGAGCAGGGACATTCTCTGATATATGGGTCGAGATTTTCTCAAAAAAATTTCACGCGTTAGGATATAATGAATTGGTGGGTCATCGCGCTCATCGTGCTCGTTGTGTACGCGCTCACCACCATGCAACCCAGGACGGAGGGCTACCGAGAGATGTTCGGTTTCGCTGGACACCAAAAACGTGAACAGATCAGATTTAAGGATCCCGCGTACAACGTCTCCTCTCTGCGAGAGACCGAAGCGAAGGTCTCGAACGACATCATGAACGAACTCGTCACGAGAACGCTCGCGGAGATTCAAAACCGCACCGGCGCGTGCTGTCACATCATCGAGACCACGGCACTGAAGTATTACACCGGCGCGAACAACGTGTACAAGGTGCAATTCATGTGCGTGGAGACCGGTGGATTCCCGTACGCGTTCTCCGTCGCGGCGACGCTCGTCATGAAGGGTGATGTCGCGACCGTGGTCTCCCTGCGTTCGCAACCGTTGGACTCCGAATCCCCGTCGAAAGTGGACGCATTTGAAAACGCTTCGGGGTCGGGCGCGGAGTTTTTAGATTTCGAACTCGTTCAGGACATGTCGCAGATCAACCTTAAGAGTGAGTTCGATGCGGTCAAAAATAAATTGGCTCAATAATTAGGATGCTCATAGATGAGATACGTAAGATTGACGAAAAGAAGCTCTTACTGAAGAAGGAGTTGTACAAGAACATTTACGACCAGTTCGAGCGAAAGATACGTCGCGCGGTTCAAATGGGGCAGAAAAGTGTGGTGCTGCGAGTGCCAGGGTTCGTCGTCGGGTATCCACCGTTCGACGTCGAGGCAGCGGCGCGTTACTTGCACAGACAGTTTACCAGGGGCGGATTCGATGTGCAGGGCGTCACGACCGCGGATTTGCTCATATCGTGGGACGTGCGCAAGAAGAAGTCGCACAAGCACGTCGCGGAGGACGACGACGCGACCGAGTTTCCATCACTCATGAATCTAAGGAAGATTGCAAACCAATGGAGGAACGCGTGAACCCAGGACTTTTTATCTCTGCGAACAGATTAAAATGGACATCAACGTGCTCGTCGAAGCGAAGCGCGAATACACGGACCAGTTGTGTTTGATCATGATTCCCCATTTGATCACCGCGTTTCAGGACATGTACGAGGAAGCTGTTCGCGAATCAAAAAATCGCAAGCCGCTCATCATGTTCCAGAAGTATCTCAAGGAGGTTCCAAATTTCAGCTCGAGCATGTCCCAAAAGCACGCGGCGGAAATCACCGCTCGATGCAATTGGTTCAACGATTTGCTCGCCGCGGTATTCGTGTCGAGTGTGAAGATCTTGTCGTCCGTGCGCCTTCGTCCGGAGTCTGGGAAGAAGATCTCGGTCAAGGTGCCGACCGAAGAGATTTTCGTCCAGAGCGTGTTGAACGCGTGCGCGAAGAACCTGTACCGCGATCCGTACATCTACCACGAACAGATGTCCGAATACGAAAGGGATGATCAGTTGACGAAGCGATACACGATCGCGATTGAAGAAACCGTGAAAGACTTGTTACCGGTCCAACAGATCTTGTCGACGTACATGCACAACGACACGACGAGCGATGACAGGGAAATCGATCTGGGTGCGGAAGTTCAGGACGAAGACCCCGAAGAGGTGGAGGAGGATCAGGAGGAAGAGCTCAATAACGCCGAAGAATTGCCGATGCAAGACGTCGCACCCGAACCAGAACCTGCAGTGCCGCAGTTGCAAGAATTCAAGGACATTCAAGGCGTGACGACGGATTCGTCCATCCCGTCGATGGTACCCGAAGAAGAACCGTGCGACGAACAACAGCCGGAGATGGATCAGCCACCCGCCAACACCGCCCCAGCGCCGACGGCACCGCCGTCCTCTTTTTTCGACGACGCCCCCGACGCGCGCGTAAAAAAACCTAACTACATGTAACAATGGAACTCAGTGAGGCTCTCCGCGACCCGATGTCCGCGGCGGTCATCGGCGGTCTGATCACGGCTGGCTACATTCACTTGAAGGCGAAGATGAATAACGAAGGCGTCCTTCAGACGCATCAATACACGAAACCCGCCGTGCTCGTCGCACTCCTCGTGTATTTTATCGTCAGTCAGGGCGTCGGTGCGAAAGAATCCATCAGCACTGAGCCGTTCTGAACTTAAAGACTTGTGTACACTAAAAATTACAATCAAAACATCATGGCGTCCGTTGGTGCCTTTGTGCAGATGATGGAAGATTTCCTCACCGAACTCTCGAAACTTTTCCCGGAGGAGAAGGGTATCACGAAGTTCATGACCCAATTCGATCTTCTCAAAAGCACCAACCCGAGAAAATGCGTCGAGACCTACATGAGCGGTATCGCACCGTACGTCGGACTCATCACGTCCAAAGACGAAGCCTTGTTCCAGGAACTCGAAAAGAGCGAATATCTCAAAGATCTCAATCTGTCCACGAATTGGTCGTCGATCAGCGAACACTCGAAGGGATGCGTTTGGCAATACCTGAGCACGCTGTACATGCTCGGCACGACCATCGTCAGCATTCCGTCCGAGACGTTGGCGGCGATCGAAAACATCGCCAAGGACTGCGCGAACAAATTGGAGAATTCCGAAGGAGGAGGGCTCGATCAGGACGCATTGATGAAAGCGATGAGTAACATGCTCGGAGGCATGATGAAGCCTCAATAAATAAATCTTAGTGATATGTAATATGACTACCTGGTTCGAGTCACCTAAGGAACTTGTGAGAGCCGACCGCGTGTCCCAGTTCTGGCCAAACTCCAGTCAGCACCCAGCCGATCGCGTGAACGCTGCCTCGAGGTTTATCATCTATGCCGCGTGCGTCCTTTATCTCATCAGACGGGACGTCAGAATTTTCGTTCTCGCTGCGACGTGTTTGGGTGTGTTGTACGCCATGTTCAGGAACGACATGGTGACCAGTCCGGTCGGCTACCCGACGATGTCCGGTGAGAACGATCACTTCGCGTGCGAGATGCCCACGCCGGAGAACCCCATGCAAAATCTCATGCTACACGAATATACCGACAAACCAAATCGCAAGCCGGCGTGCTATTACCCGACCGTCAAGCCGTTCGTCGACAGAATGATGGACGACACGTTCAAATTCGGTCCGGGGCGTAGCAGAACCCCGCTTCCAGAGCACCAAAGGAGATTCGCGGCGCGTCAGTTCGTCACCGCGCCCGTGAGCACGCTCCCAGGTGACCAGACGGCGTTCGCGGAGGCGTTGTACGGCAGCAAGGGTGGTCCGATGTGTCGGTCGCACCCGGAAACGTGCAGTCCGAACATGCGAGGCACGCAACTCGAGGCGTTCAGTGGCTTGCACATGAGCGGTGCGCGTCGATAAAAAATAATCACGTATAACATATATGGCGCAACAACTCCAGCCCGGACTCAAGCTCGTGGACGACGCGGGATCGCTTCCGGCGCAGCCCGCGACGGATTCCTTCTTTGCCTATCCCCAAAGCAGCAACTTGAACTACGGCGTCCGCCCGAACGCCTTCTTGTATGGCACCGCCCCGGCGATGTTCGGCAAGGGTGCACCCGCTCGTTACATCGAGACGGACGATCAACTTCGCCCGCAGTCGACGAAGACGTTCAACAAGAAATTTGCGGAACCTTACAGACAGCAATTGCACCCACTCATGAACGTCGATTGTAAACTTCCTTTGCGAACCGTGGATTTTGAACCCGCGAGTAGCCGTGCCGAACTCCAGAACAATCTTTTCGATCAACGCTATCAAATTAGAAAATAATAATGTTGCCATTTAATAACAGATGGCAGATCCCCTGTCTCTCCTCGCAGTGGCAGCTTTGGTCTACACGGGTCGACAACTGTCCGAAAAATCGGAACCGCCCCAGAATGCACCGCAGCCCCCGCTTCTCCAAGAAGAGCAAGAAGAAGAAATCGAGGTCGAAGATGGTTTGGATTACGACCTTGGCAAGCGTGAAATGGGGAGCTTCGCCGCGGTCGCCCCTCAGAAGCGAAGCTCGGGCGGTGAGATGTTAGAAATGT